CGTCAGAATCTTCTAGTGTGGTCTCTAATGCGACAAATGGCATAGAGCCACCTAGAGACTATTTGTCAGTAAAGAAGTCTAAAAAAGGTACGCTGAAACAAATTGTACCAGATTATCAACGATTAAAGAACTATTATACGTTATTATGGGATATGAAAGGGAACGAAGGATATATAAATATCGTTGCAGTAATGCAAAAGTATTTTGACCAGGCTATATCTGGTAATTGGTCATACAATCCTGAACACTTTGATGAGGGTCAAGTGCCTATTTCAGTAATGGCGCAAGACTTGTTGACAACTTATAAATTAGGTTGGAAGACTTCTTATTATCAGAATACATATGATAGTAAGAAAGATGAAGACGAACCATCACATCCATTAGGATGGAAAGATGAAGTTAAAGAAACAGAACCAGCAACTTTGCAATCTGCTGAGGAGAATTGCGATAGTTGTACAATATAAAGGAGTTTTATGGCTTACTTATGTGTAAACACACCACACATAGATGTTTACGTCAAGAAGGAATACCTTTATGATAATGAAAAAGGACACGGTGAATTAGTTGAAGGCGTTTGGGTATCGGCAAAGTCTATTCAAGGCAGAGCTTTGTACTTTGAGACTTACATACCAGAGTATGGTGCCTTATACGATAAATTACCGATTAGTGCGTTTGTATGGAAAAAAGATATAAAAGAAAGTATACCGTTAACAGAATTACAGCTATGGGATTGTTTCAGTTATGATATCGCAATCGTTGAAAAACAAATGTTATCAGGCAACCAATGTAAGTATTTGTCACCAAATAAAAAATGGTACAAAGGTTGGTATATGTTTACAATTGATAATGCGAACTCTACGAACTTGGAGAGGAATGTGACCTATAGCGAAGTACCAAGTCAACATAAGAGTTTTAATATTCTAAAGTTAGAGAATGGCCATTTTGCCGCTCAACCTAACAATAGAGTAATATTTTATGATAAGAGTTATACTCCTAGCGAGTTGAAGTTTCCAGACTTCAAAGTGTCCACAAAAGAGTATAGTGTAGAAGGCGAACAAAAGTGGACAGCAGGTGATGACGATAAGTTTTTTTATGAACTAAAGGAGAATAAGGAATAATGGGAAGAAGTGTATTTAATACAAGCAAAGATTTAGACTTTACAAAACAACCAATGTTTTTTGGTGAAGATTTACAAGTACAACAATATAGTGATATGAAATATCCTATATTTGATAAACTTAACCAACAACAACTAGGTTATTTCTGGAGACCTGAAGAGGTTTCTTTACAGAAAGATAGAAACGATTATACTGAACTATCTGAACAACAAAAGTTTATCTTTACGGCTAATCTAAAGTATCAGACTATGTTAGACTCTGTACAAGGTAGAGGTCCGTGTCTTGCATTTTTACCATTTGTATCTTTACCAGAGATAGAAGGCTGTATTGTTACCTGGGATTTCATAGAGACTATTCATAGTAGAAGTTATACATACATTATTAAAAATCTATACTCACAACCAAGTGATGTATTTGATACTATTATAGGTGATGAGAAGATAGAACGAAGAGCAAAAACTATTACAGAGACCTATGATGATTTAATCAATACAGGTTATAAATGGCATTTAGATAAGTCAAAAGTAGATGAGTATGATATTAAAAAGAAATTATGGAAAGCATTGGTAACGGTAAACATACTAGAGGGTTTACGTTTCTATGTATCATTTGCTTGTAGTTTTGCATTTGGTGAATTAAAATTATTAGAAGGCTCTGCTAAAATTATTTCATTTATTGCTCGTGATGAATCACAACACTTAGCAATGTCTCAAAGAATAATTAATAATTACAGAGAATATGAAAATGATAAAGTAATGAATAAAGTAATTAAAGATTCAGAAAAAGAAGTTTATAAAATGTATGATGAGGCTGTACAGGAGGAAAAACGTTGGGCAACATACCTATTTTCAAAAGGTTCTATGATAGGTTTATCAGAAAAACTATTACACCAGTTTGTAGAATATATGGCAAACAGACGTATGAAAGGTATAGGTCTAACACCTCAATACGAACAAAAAACAAATCCACTTCCTTGGGTAGAACATTGGCTAAACAGCCGTTCAACACAAAACGCTCCACAGGAAACAGAGATTGAGTCATACGTAATTGGTGGCATTAAACAAGATGTAAAGAAAGACCAATTTAAAAAATTCAAACTATAATGAAAACTCCAAAAACCTGCCAAAATTGTCAGACTAAATATACCATAGAATGGGACGAAGATAAGTTTGATTTAGAACCTCTAACTTGTCCTTTTTGTGGATATGAGGTAGATGAAGAAGATGATGACGTTGAAAGCAGATACGAACACGATAATTGGAATTGATTATAGTTTAACAAGTCCTGCCATTTGTATAAACAATGGTAGTTTGATGTTCTTTTATTTGACTAACAAAAAGAAGTGGATTGGTAAAATGAATGAGTCGATAGTAGGTTATGAACATAAAGAATGGACAGACCCTATTCAGAGGTTTAAACAAATATCTGATTTTGCATTAGATATAATCAACAGCACATATAATCCTAAAGTTTACATAGAAAACTATTCTTACGGCTCAAAAGGTCGTGCATTATTTCAAATAGCAGAGAATACTGGTCTATTAAAGTATAGACTTATGGAAGAAAAGATACCCTATGAGGTTGTTGTACCAAGTGTAGTTAAGAAAGGTGCAACAGGTAAAGGTAACGCAGATAAAGAAAAAATGTATGAGGCGTTTGTGAAAGAAACCAAATTAGATTTGAAAAAAATATTTGATACTGAAAAGGTAGGTAATCCTATTTCAGATATCGCTGATAGTTATTTTGTTATGAGGGTTGGTAATGCTATATCTGTTTAATACTAAAAGAGGAACTAGAAAATACCTGGAAGAATTTGCAAAAGGCAGAGACAATAAGTTTTTTGATTTTGCAGAGACAGAGGGACCAGCATTTTACAATCAACATTGGCCAATGTGGAATGGTACCTTTCCAGATGAAAATGTTGAGGTTTGTTTTCAAGGTATAATTAGAGGTACTAAAAGACTTCAAATTGCCTGTGAGAATAATAATGTACCTTATTATTACTTTGACCAACCTTACCTATTTGGTAATGAATATCAACCACACCCAGCCTTTAGTCAACCTTGGTATAGAATTATAAAAAATAATGTACAGATGATTGATATAGACGATAGACACCAGGCAAGATTTGAATATGTAAAAGGTATGTGTAGTGATAAAGATACACTAAATCAAATGACATTGAAAGACTGGAAAAAAGATGGTCAATATATAATTATAATACCACCCTCTGAACATACAGCAAACTGGTATGATATGCAAGTAGAACCTTGGATAGAAAACATCACAAAAGAATTAAGACAATATACAGACAGACCAATACAAGTAAGGTACAAATTTACAAACAGAATACACGGCAAAAGAAACGCAACACCTTTGAGTGCTGATTTAAAAAATTGTTTTGCTATGGTATCTTGGCATAGTATGGCTGCCTGTGAAGCTTTGATTGCAGGTGTACCTAGTTTTACTAGTGAACATAGTCCAGCAAGTAGAGTATCTTATAGTTTAAATGACCTAGATAAGATAGAAACACCATTGTATTCTGATTTAAGAGAGAAGTGGTTATGGTCATTAATCGGCAATCAGTTTATGTTAAGTGAAATTACAACAGACTATGCCTACAATTACATTAACGGAGCATATAAATGAGTGATTTATATAACAGAATGAAAGAGATAGAGGGTAAGTATTTACTACCTCAAAATTTTAAACAATATAAAAACTATTGGTTACCAGAATCAATAGTAAGGTCAAGTAAGAATGTATTATCATATGGTGTACACCGTGATGTAGGTTGGGAACAGGCTATGTGTGTTGACAATCCTAATTTAAATATACATTGTTATGACCCTACACCAGATAGTGTCAATTTATTTGAGACTAATTTTAATTATAAAGATAAAATGACCTTTCATAATAAGGCATACGCAAAAGAAAACGGTAAGATGAAGTTTTATTTTGATAAGAAAGACTTGACAAAATGTTATTCATTATTACCATTACCACAATTCGGTACTGAACCATCATATATAGAAGTAGATACAATTAATTTAGAACAGAGTTTAAATGATGTAGATAATAAAGTAGATATAATTAAGGCAGATATTGAGGGTGTATGGTTTGATTTTTGTAGAGAAGTTTTAGATTTGAATGTAAACTTTAAGGCATTTCTTGTAGAGTTTGAGGTGAAACTTATTGACAATGAGACCAGTATAAAACAATATGAAGATTTATTAAAAGAGTTTAAAGATAAAGGCTATCAACTATTCTTAAACAGACCAAGAAACAAAATATTAAGCGAGGCTGTAATACTTAAAAATGAGTAGAGTAATTTATTTCAATACGTGTCATAACTATTATCAGAAAGACATACTTTTTAAAATGCATAAGAAGTTGGTAAAATCTGGTAAGAAATGGGAGTTGTATGAGGGCGAACAATATAAAGATTGCAATGTTGCAGTTGTATTTGGTTCTACCAAAAAACACTCTGGTAAATTATGGAAAGTTAAAAATATACCACATAAAATTAAGAATGATATAGAGAGAAGTCATAATACAATAGATGTACCTAAAAATAAATTAGTTGTATTTGAGACACCAATATTAGGCAGACATATTACAGATGAACATACACATTTTAGAGTTGGTTTAGACCACTTCTTACCAAACTTGGCCGATTTTAATTGGGACACAAATGATACTAGGTGGAAAATATTAGAGAAAGAATTAAATTTAAAAGTAAAACCTTGGCGTGAGACTACTAATAACAAATACATATTATTATTATGTCAAAACCTATCAGACGCCTCTTTAATGGGTTTAGATATGTTGCAATGGACTATGGTCACCGTTAGACACTTATTAAAAAGAACTAAAAGACCAATAGTAATTAGAAACCACCCATTAGCAAAAAGTAAAGTAGAAGAAATGTTTAGTTTACAATATCCTATGAGACAGGTAGGTTTTAGTCATAAAACTTTAGAAGAAGATTTAGCAGGTGCTCATTGTAGTATATCATACACTAGTGGTGCTTCAATAGATTCAATAATGGCAGGTGTGCCTGTGATTACTACAACACCATATAATTTTGTTTATGAAATATCATCAAACAAATTTGAAGAAATAGAAACGCCTAAATTAGGAGATAGACAACCATTACTAAATAAATTAGCTTATACACAATGGAGTGTAAAAGATATTATAGATGGTAAACCATTAAAACATTTAGGTGTAGAATGAATATAGCAGTAGTAACCACATTAAATAAAAAACTATATAAACAATATGGTTATAAATTTTTTGAGACTTATAATTGGCCGTTTGATTTGATTGTTTATAGTGAAGACTTAAATGGTATACCACGTACAGATATTGTTGTAAGAAGTATTTTTGATGAGGTACCAGAGTGTGAGGAGTTTGTCAATAGAAACAAACACAGACCAGTATCAGATGACCCTAGAACTGGTTTTTTAAAAGATGGTGTAAGATTTTGTTATAAAGTATATGCATATACAAATGAGATTATAACTGGTGAAGATTATGATGGCTTGATATGTATGGACGCAGATAGTGTATTCTATAAAATGATAGACGCAGAGTGGATAAAAAAACATATACATAGTGATGGTAGTTTGATGAGTTATCTAGGCAGAGGTGATAAACAATATAGTGAATGTGGTTTTTTATACTTCAATATGAAACACCCCGAAGTAAAAGGTCTTGCCAAAGATATGCAAATGATGTATAATGATGACTTGATTTACAATGAAAAAGAACAACACGATAGTTATATATGGGACGTTGTAAGAAAAAGATATGAGAAAAAAGGTGTTGTAAATAAAAATTTAGGTGATGGCAAAGGCGGTCACGTTCAAGCGAGGTCTATATTAGGACCTGTTTATGACCATATAAAAGGACCTAAAAGAAAGAAACTAATGAGAAGTCCAGAGGCAAGAGTATGACAAAAAATCCAATACCAGAAAAACATAGATTTACTTCAAAGAAAGGTCCACAGATTGACCCAGGCTTAGCGACAGACTCACATATGGATATGCACCTGACACCAAGTAATCAAGGTCCGTCTTATGTGATACCTTTTAAATTAGATATACCTAAAAGTTTATTCTTATCAAAAGAAGAAATATTAAAAATACCTAATCTATTAAAAGATGAAGAATTACAAGACGCATTTAGTTTTCATAATGCACAAAAAGAAATGTATGACCATATTATACCTCAACTAAAAACTTTTGCAGGACCAGGCAGAGAAATAAAGATTAGATATATGGTAATAAATGAACACCCTTTAATAATTGATAATAATAGACAAGAAGCTATTATGATGTTCCCTAATGATGACGTTGAGATAGAGTGGTATATGGGAGAAGAGAGACCAAATATTCATAGATATAGAAAAGAAGACCTAGATTACCTAGCACATAAACAAAAGTTTGAGGCTGGTAGTGTCTTTCAGATGAAGACAGATGTTATACATCAAATTGTAAATGCACATAACAAAATAGGAGTAACCATATATGATTAATATTTTTATAGGTTTTGATGAGGGAGAAAAAGTTTCTTATCATATATTGTCAGAGAGTATTAGAAGGCAATCAAGTGTACCAGTTTCTATAACACCACTTTGTTTATCTAACATACCAGAATTTAAAAGAGAAACACAACCTAATCAATCAACAGAGTTTGCTTTTAGTAGATTTATGGTGCCATATTTAAGTGATTATAGAGGTTGGTCTATTTTTATGGATTGTGATATGATGTTTAGAGGTGATATAAAAGAACTATGGGATATGAGAGATACAAAGTATTCTGTAATGTGTTGTAAACACGATTATGAACCTAAACAAGGTATAAAATTTAGAGGTGCTAAAAACGAAAAGTTTCCTAAAAAGAATTGGTCGTCTTTTATGATGATGAACAATATGTTATGTGATAAGTTAACACCAGATTATGTTAACACAGCAACAGGTTTAGAACTTCATCAATTCAAATGGCTAAAAAATGATGACGCCATTGGTAGTTTACCATTAGATTGGAACTGGTTGGTAACTGAATATGACCACAACCCTAACGCAAAGAATGTACATTGGACTTTAGGCGGTCCTTACTTTAAAGATTATGCTAGAAGTGATTACGCTGATGAATGGTTTGATATATATTATGATACAACAAGAATAGATTTAAAATGATTATAACACATAAAATAGCTTGGGATAAATGTTTATCTCATAAGATTTGGCCAGCGATTGAAAAAGGTTGGCAAGACGCAGACCACGAAATACATTTTTTCTGGGGTTTAGCAGGTAAAAATATTGACAACATAAGAGAATGTATTAGATTTGATAAAGAGTGGTGGTATGTAGATGTAGGTTATTTAAATGCACCTTTCACTAGATATCCTGAACCTAAAGTTGATTGGGATAGAATGTACTTTAGAATATGTAAAGGTAATTTACACACTATCAGAGGTAGAGTTGGCGATGGTACAAGATTATCAAAATTAGAGAGTGAGGGTATTGATTGTCAATTTAAAGGTTGGCAGACAGGTAAGATGACACACTTCTTATTGGCGCCATCATCACCTACGGTAACAATGCACATAAATGGTATGTCAGTAGAGAAATGGATTGAGGTGGCAACTGAACAAATAAAACAGGCTACATTTGCTACAGAGTATGCGGAACTTCCTATAAAAGTAAGACAGAAACCTAGACCTGGAAATCAATGGTGGCAGACAGATATAAGAAATGAATTAAAAGGTTGTCAGGCATTGGTAACTAATATGTCTTTATCAGCCATTGATGGTATTTTAAATATGACACCAGTATTTGCACATAAAAGAAACATAGCAAGTTTTATATGTGGTCAACATATGGGTAAGATTACTAAACCTATGAGACCTGGACATAAGACCGTAAATGAATGGTTGAAAATGGTAGTTGATAATCAATTTAAACTATCAGAGATTGCTGATGGTACAGCATATGAAATGCTAATGGCACAACCTAATAACTTATTAAAACCAGAACAGATTCAAGAACAAGTCAAGATATGATAAATTTCGTTTGTGTTTATTACGGCAACAAATACAAACCGATTTATGTACAAAACCTATACAATATGGTTAAGAGGCATTTAACGGTTGACCATAAATTTGTATGTTTTACAGACAATACTTCCTTACATAAACAAGTAAAAGGCGACATAGAATTTAGACAATTTCCTTTGTTTGATGAACAAGGGTGGTGGAATAAAATGCAATTATTTCATCCTGATAATGGTTTAGATGGTGTAAATCTCTATATGGATTTAGACGTGGTCATACTAAAGAATATTGATAAGATGGCTAATTTTGGTGATGATACAACCTTTGGTGTGCTACACGACTTTACCGGTTTTGATGGTATAAATTCTTCAATAATGAAATTCAATAATAAGAATGCCACACCGGCTGTGTGGGAAAAGTATTATGAAGATAGACCAAGGTGGAGACGGTTTCAAGGAGACCAGAATGTGACCTTTGAACTTTTGAAGAACCTTCCCTGGATGAGTTATATGCCTAACGATTGGACTTTTTCATATAAGTGGTATTCTAGGAAAGACCCTAGATTTCATAAGTCAGACTGGACGTTTGAAATGAATGACGAATCGTTGGTGGCCGTGTTTCACGGACAACCAAACCCACACGAATCCGACTTGGATTGGGTACGAAACAACTGGAAATAGAACAAAACCAGAACATATACAAACCAGAATGTAGACCTGGTCTCAAAAAATAATTGAAAAAAACGCTTGCTTTCTAGGCCAGGTATGATATTATAATTGTATATGATAAAGAAAAAAACACTTACAGAAAGAATAGAAGACGCCAAGAAAAGAAATCTCTTGACTCTTCTACAAATTTTTGATATAATAATGTCTAACAAAGGAGAAAAACACTATGGCTAAAGTTAAATCATACTATACCGAAGTCGCTGACGAACAAGTTAGTGATATATTAAAATCTTATACAGACGGTAAAATTACCGCTGATAAAGCAAAGTCTGATATATCTAAAGTTGACAATCTTAACTTACTTGATATTGATGACAACAACATTGATGACGTTTTATTTTATGCGAAAGAAGACGCTGACGCCGCTGATGATAACTATTATAAAACAATGAGTAAGTATTACTAATGAGTAAAAACAATACTATACATTTAACATACTGGAGAGAGTATCAAGATTCAGAGGATAGATATGATGAATTCTTTAAGATACATCATACTATTTTTAGAAATGTACCATTGTCTCAATTAAAGAGATTAAATTCAGAGACGTTTAAAAACAAGATTAAAAAGTATTGTGATAAACATTATAATGAAACTGCTACGAATGCTACTGGTAATAGTGGTGTTGATATGATAGTTGGTGAAGAATACTATAATACTTACTATGATGAGTTTGGTGAAAGCACAGGTACAGGTTTAGATAATGCTTTATTCAATGACTATGGTCAATTATATAATACAAGACAATATTTTAAATATGATTTTGACCCAAAATTTACAAAAAGATTTATTAACAAAACATATGGGAGGACACACTAATGATAATAAATGTAGGCGATAAGATTGTCGGTAATCACGGTAGAACTGGTGAGATAATCAATATCGGTATCGCAACAGAAAAAACCGATATAGCGGCTGAAAATGATACAGCCTTAAATGCCAAAACTTATGACACTTCACTAGGTTATACTGGTGCTGTGACCTATTCAGGTGATGGCGGAACTTACTGGTGTTATTTTGACCAGATAGAAGACAACCTAACTGAAAAAGAAAAATCAGATATAGATGTTGCAATCAACCAAGAAAATGAGTGGTGGAAATAATGAAAGCACCAAGATATTTGATAGTTGATAAATTAAACCAAGTCATTGACAAATTAGATAATGGTCAAGCAAGCTCAGATGTAGAACTTTTAAAGTCTGATATGATTGACGCTGTTGATGATTTAAGAACATTAAGGGACGATATAGATGAATGATGTAGTTAACATTGCTTTATCTGTTCTTGTATTATGTATGGTATTTTATATGTTATACTTAACAAGAGACGTTAAGAGAATTCTTGACAAGATGATAAAGAGAAATAAAAAATACGATAAAGATATAGAAAAATCAATTAAAGCAAACAATGACACAGCCTAAACAGAATAAACCAAACGAGTGGGAACAATCTATTATAGACAATGCTGTAGAGTATTCTATTATGATGTGGCGACCACTTGATAAGAGTACCAAAACAATTGTCAAAACTTATAACGAGGCAAAAGAGTTATATAAAGAGACAAGTAAAAAACATAAAGCGACTCTAGTATATGCTATCAACGAGGCTGGTAGATATGCAAATATGAATCATTTAGAAGATTTTAAAAAGAGGGACAACTAATGAGTAATCAGAGACCAGGTAAATATCAATCTAAACCAGATGGTGGTATGACTCAAGAAATGGGTACACTAAAGTTTTTTAAATTAGCACAAAAGGTATTAGAAAAAGAGGGTAAAACAGACGAAGCATTTAACTTTGAACAGATGGCTGACTGGATAAAATCAGGTAAAAGGTTGCCAAATACAGAGGAAGATGTTATAAAGGCGTTAGGTATATAATATGAAATATAAAGAAGATAAGATAATAAAAGAAATACACGACTATATTCAAGGTACTTATGGTGAACATTATAGTACCACGGAAGATGGTTTTCAGGTTCAAGATATGTTAAGACACCTGAATATAGATAAAGATTTTTGCCAGGCAAATGCTATTAAGTATCTTTGCAGATATGGTAAGAAAGCAGGTCGTAATAGAAAAGACTTGCTTAAAGCAATTCATTATGTTATATTGTTAATGTCTAGTGAAGACAAAGATGATATAATTACAAATACAGGTGATGTAGATAGTTTTAATGGCTCTTAACAAACAACAAAAATATGAACTTGCTTTAAAAAAGCATATTAAGTGGATGAGGTCTCTAGGTTTAAACGTAGATGATACAGGTAGAATCATACCAACCACTAGATACGAAGACGAGGGTTATTACCCTACAACAGATTTGTCAGATGTACAACCAGCACCTATCCTTTCTTTATCAAATACAATCGGTGCTGGTGGTACGAAACCAGACAACTCTTGGAAGATAGAAGAGTCTAAAAAATTTACAATAGTGCCAGCATATAACAAAGGTCCCTATATGGTGGTTTCTAAATCAGATTTAAAGACAGCAGGAAGGAAAGTATAATGATTGACCAATTAAAATTCATAGAAACTTTACAAGAGATAAAAGGTTTATTAACAGCTGGTGCAAATATCGGTGCTATGAATAAGATTGATAAAACCATTACAGAATATCAACTAGAAGTTGAAGAATTTGAGAAGTGGGCTGAGGCAGAATCTCAAAAAGACGCTTTTTTAGCGGGTACGGACATACACGATAGCTCTGATTCGCCATTCCTGGCGCATCCTGGCGTGTTTCCTGGAGAGAAAAGCGAGTAAATATGCGATTAATTAGAGGGTTGACATTTCCGTTGTTTTCCTGTATAGTAGTGAGAATATAACAAATAACTTGGGAGGTTACACTTATATGTCGTTTAATTATAGTAAAGAAACATTATTTGCAGAGTTTGATGTTGCAAAACAAAAAGACATCAAGATGTCCAAAAAGAAATCATTGTTTGATAAAGAGAATGATAAGTTTGACAATAGAATACAATTTTTCAAAGACCATATAGAATTAAAGAAATCAAATCCTGAATATTATTCAGGCTTAGATATAAATTTTGACAAATTATTAGAAGCGTGGTCTAGTCCTAGTCCGATTGACCACT